TACTAAATGTCAGAAAATAGTTTAACAGCAAATGAACTTTACTTTGGTGAAGTTGAAGGTGAACAAGGCATAGAGCTAACTCTAGATGAGCAGCTACAAAATAACCTTGTGGGCCTTATTAATGATCGCTTTGTATCCGCTAAGACTTCTAGAGACTTAGATGAGACACGGTGGCTTACAGCCTATCATAACTACCGTGGTTTATACGGTAAGAACATTAGATTCAGAGAGTCTGAAAAGTCTAGGATCTTTGTTAAAGTTACGAAGACTAAAGTACTTGCAGCCTTTGGACAGCTTGTAGATGTTGTGTTTGGTGCCAATAAGTTTCCTATCGGTATCAGTGAAACTAAAGTACCCGAAGGCATTGCAGAGTATGCTCATTTAAATCCTCAAGGGGCTGCACCGGGTCTAGAAACCTCCCAAGAAGAACCGCAAGAACAACAAGAAGAAGTAGTAAGTCCTTTTGATGTAGGCTTTGAAGGTGACGGTAGAGTGTTAAAGGCAGGTGCTACTTACGGTACTGGTCTTTTTGAAGACATGAAGCTAGATAAACAAGCAGAAGAAAAAGGAATGCTTGTTGAAGGCCCTTCACCAGACCCTCAAGCATTAGAAATGAGTCCAGCACAGAAAGCTGCTAGACGAATGGAAAAGCTTATACATGATCAGATAGAAGAATCTAATGGTGCTAGTGAGTTAAGAAACTCTTTGTTTGAAGCATCTTTATTTGGTACAGGTATTGTAAAGGGGCCTTTCAACTTTAATAAAACATTACACAGATGGGAAGAAGGAGAGGACGGTGAACGTGTTTATACTCCTGTTGATGTGCGTGTCCCTCGCTTGGAGTTCGTTAGTATATGGGATTTCTTTCCTGATCCTAATGCAACTAATATGGATGAAGCAGAGTATACGTTCCACAGACACCGAATGAACCGTACACAGCTTCGTAGCCTTGGTAAGCTTCCTTACTTTGATAAGGATGCTATCCGAGAATGTTTGAATGACGGCCCTAACTATGTTGAAGAAGACTACGAACAAGAATTAAAAGATGACAGCCGTAATGATGAGTACGGTGCTTCACAGTATGAAGTACTAGAGTACTGGGGTGTTATGGATGCAGAGTACTGCCGACAGGTAGGTATGGACATTCCTGAAGAAGTAGATGACCTAGATGAAGTACAGATCAACGCTTGGATTTGTAATGGTAGGATGCTTCGTAGTGTAGTAAACCCCTTCACTCCTTTCCGCATTCCATATCATGCTTTCTGCTATGAAAAGAACCCCTACAGCTTCTTTGGTATTGGTGTAGCTGAAAACATGGATGACTCTCAAAAGATTATGAATGGTCATGCACGTATGGCTATTGACAACTTAGCCCTATCAGGCTCTGTAATCTTTGATGTAGATGAAACTGCCCTTGTAGGTGGTCAGTCAATGGAGATATATCCCGGTAAAGTATTCCGTAGGCAAGCAGGTGTACCCGGAACAGCTATTAATGGTTTGAAGTTCCCTAACACTACCAACGAAAACATGCAGATGTTTGATAAGTTTAGACAGCTTGCAGACGAACAAACAGGTATACCTTCGTATAGTCACGGTCAAACAGGCGTACAGAGTATGACTCGTACTGCTTCTGGCATGTCTATGTTGCTTGGTGCAGCATCTTTGAACATTAAAACTGTTATTAAAAATCTTGATGACTTCCTTCTAAAACCTTTAGGTGATGCTTATTTCCAATGGAATATGCAGTTCTTAGAGTCTAAGTTGGGTGTTCAGGGTGATTTAGAAGTAAAAGCCACGGGTACGAACAGTCTGATGCAGAAAGAAGTAAGGTCACAAAGACTTACAATGTTCCTTCAGACAGCAGCTAACCCTGCCGTTGCACCGTTTATTAAAATGAACAAGCTAATCAGTGAACTTGCTTACAGCTTGGATCTAGACCCAGACGAACTGATGAATGATCCAGAAGAAGCAGCAATGATGGCTCAAATTATAGGAATGGCAAACAATGCTGGACAAGCCCCTAGCCAAGAAGCTGGCCCCGTTGACCAAGGACAAGCTCCAATGGGAGGCCCTGAAGGAGTATCTGGACAACCTCAAGAACTTGGAGCTACAGGTACTGGTGGTGGCAACATCGGAACAGGAGTTGTTCCGCAGTCAGGGGAAGCTGAGTTTTCTGGCTAAACTAGATACACTTCCAGAGCAAGTCGAAGAAGCATTGAATAGGAAAGATTATGAGTAAAGTAACTGATGATGACATTAGAAGATTAGAATTTTTAGCGGAGATGGATCAAGACAAAAAAGATCTTGATCAAATAGCAGAGTTGCGTAGAGCTACTACTAGAGCTAAAAGTGCTGAAGACAGAAAAAAAGTAGAAGAACAAATGAAGTCTTTACTTTCCTCAAAGAGTAAACGTGATTTAAATGATGAAGCTGCTGAACGCTACTCTGCTGACAAAGAACGTCTAGGTAAAGCAGAAGGCTCTCTTATGATGCCAGAAGAAGGTATGCCAGTAGATACATACGACAACATACCTCCAGAAGAAATGGATGAGGCAATGGATTCACAACTTCCAGACGATGAGATGGAAGATGATTATTTTAGCTACGTCATGGATGAATCCCTTGACGATGACGAACAAGAATATTTAGCAACTGCATTACAAAATGATCCAAGATTATCAGACATCATGGACAAAGTAATTACAGTTGCATCAGAGTTTTCGGGTGCTGGCGAAGTTGACGGCCCCGGAACAGGTGTATCAGACTCTATCCCCGCTCGGTTGAGTGATGGAGAGTTTGTTATTACCAAGAAAGCAACCGACCAGATAGGCGCAGACAATCTCCAACTTATGATGGATGATGCTGAACGTGCTTATGACGGCGGTTATCAAATGAAGGCTATTGGCGGTTATATGGAAGAAGACCCAGAAGAGCAAGATTCACCCCTCTCTCAAACAGACGAGGAAATCAAGAAGCTCATGATGGGTGCAAATAAGATGCCTAGCCTTCGATAATTTTTACGGCTACCTTGGTAAGACAAGCCCCATAAACTCGACGGAGTTAATATGGCTACCTTGCAAAGACACAAGCCCCGTAATGGAGATTGAAGATGTCAGAAGTACAAGAAGAAGTTAGTAACCCTTACAACGCTAGAAAGGAATGGCACACAGAAGATGCGCCAAGCCAAGGTTCAGCAGACGGGTTATTCTTTGAACGTCCACAGGCTACCCGTGAAGAAGCGGCCCCTGAAGAAAAAGAGACGCGAAAAAGAACTAACTATAAGAAAAGATACGATGATCTAAAGAAACATTATGATCAGAAACTTTCTGAATTTAAGCAAAAGGAACAGGAACTCGTAGCGTTGGCTAAAGCTTCTGAACCTCAATATCAACCACCTAAAAGTATGGAAGATCTTGAAAGCTTTAAAGAAGAATACCCTGATCTATATAACACTGTTGAAACTGTAGCACATCTACAGAGTCAACGGCAGGTAGCAGATCTTGAAGCACAGCTACAGTCCATGCGTCAGCGTGAGTCTGAAGTAATGCGACAGGATGCTGAACTTACATTGAAGGAACGCCATCCAGACTTTGAGGACATCAGAGGGGATGAGGACTTTCATGCTTGGGCAGAAGAGCAACCTGAACAAATACAGGACTGGATCTATAAGAATCCTGATAATGTTGCATTAGCATCAAAAGCTATTGATCTTTATAAATTAGAAACTGGCAAAAATCAATCAAAACAACAGCCCAGAAAGCAGTCTAGGGCATCAGCGGCTGACATGGTTTCAACTAAAACAACCAATGTCGATGCTGGACAGCCTAAAATCTGGACTGAACGGGAAATAGGATCTATGTCCTTAGACCAGTTTGATAGATTTGAAGAAGATATTAGACAAGCAATGGTTGAAGGTCGCGTAGTTCCATAATTAAATTTGTGTTCTTAGGAGAATATTAACATGGCTTATAATCAATCAGATCAATTTTTTGAACCATCAACAGACACCAATGCTAACTTTGGTAACTCTGTTGCAGGACAGAACAATTCGTTCTTCCTACCTAAAGTTTATTCCAAGCAGGTATTAAACTTCTTCCGTAAGTCTTCTGTAATTGAAGCAATCACTAACACTGACTATGCTGGCGAGATTGCTGCATTCGGTGACAGTGTACGGATCATCAAAGAGCCTACGATTACTGTTTATCAGTATGAGCGTGGTCAAGATGTAGCAGCTACTAAGCTGACCGACCAAGAAGTAACAATGGTTGTAGATACAGCTAACGCATTTAAGTTTATCGTAGATGATATTGAAACCAATATGTCTCACGTTAACTTCCGTGACGTTGCAACCTCTTCAGCAGCTTACGCATTGCGTGATGCTTTTGACGAAGGTGTATTGGCATCTATGTTCTCTGGCGTATCTAGCTCTAGCCCTGACCATGTACTTGGTACGGACAATGCTACTGATATTGCCTCTGGCACTTTTGACGGTACTGGTAACCTAGACCTTGGCTTTGGTACTAATGAGCATGACCCTCTAGACATCATGGCTCGTATGGCACGTTTGCTAGACGAACAGAATGTTCCAGAAGAAGGTCGCTGGTTTGTTGCTAGTCCTGAGTTCTACGAAGTACTCTCAAGCTCTAGCTCTAAGCTATTGTCTGTAGACTACAATGCTGGTCAGGGTTCAATCCGCAATGGATTGGTAAGCTCTGGTAAGCTACGTGGCTTTAACATGTACAAGTCCAACAACATCCCTGCGGTATCTAATGCTGCTGGTCAATGTCTTGCTGGTCACTTGTCTTCTACAGCTACGGCTCAGACAATCACAAGCACTGAAGTCATCCGTGACCCAGATAGCTTTGGTGACATTGTACGTGGTCTACATGTCTATGGCTCTAAAGTACTGCGACCAGAAGCTTTGGTTTCAGCATTCTATGGTATTGATGCCTAGACCTTTTAGGATGGGGCTGCTTCGGTGGCCCCTTTCCTTTTTACTGGAGATAAAAATGCCTCAACTTGGTTCAGACGCAAAGCCTATGATGATGAGAAATACTATTGCTGGTAAAGGCAGTAGAGTTCGCAAAGGCAGTAACTATGCACGTTACAAAGATAACTTTGATAAAATTTTTAATAAAGACTCTGACCCTGAGTGCTCAACAGAGTTAGAAGGTGCTAGAGCAATTAGTAAAACTTTTTCAATGGGGCAAGATTAATGAAGTATAAAGAAAATAAATATACAGGCAGAAACCTTATGATGAGTAAAGGCAGTAAGGTTAAATATAATAAAGGTGGCTATGCTTCTGTTCAACAGATGGAACAAAGCTGCGGTAGTAAGACTGTCAAGCAGAAAGTAAAATGAAAGTAGAAGCTCCTAAAGGTTATCATTGGATGAAGGCTGGAAAGTCTTTTAAACTTATGAAAGACCCTAAAGATGGCTTTAAACCTCACAAGGGTGCAAGTAAATCAGCAAGCTTTGAGATTCAGAAGGCACATAAATAATGGCAACATATCTAGAATTAGCAAATGAACTTTTGCGTGAAATGAATGAAGTTGAACTTACTAGTTCTAGCTTTCCGTCTGCTGTAGGTATTCAACAACATGTTAAAGATTCTATCAATAGATCATACTTGGACATTGTTAATGAAGAACCTCAATGGCCTTTTCTTGCTGCTGACCTAAGTGGTGAGACAGATCCTATGTACGGTAATGTCTATGTAGAAACAGTAGCAGGACAGCGTTGGTACACAATGAAGCCTACTAGCTCTTCTCTGACTACTGACTATGGTTATATTGATTGGAATAACTTTTACTTAACTACTGTTGGTGTTGATGGCGAGACTAGCCCTTACACAGCACGTAACCTAAGATTCATGTCTACAGATGATTGGAAGGACTACAGAAGAATCTCTGAAAACTTAGATGACGCAGATACTCAAAACTACGGTGTGCCTAATAGTGTAATCAAAAGCCCAGACAACCGTAAGTTTGGTCTGAGTAACATACCTGACAAAGTTTACCGTGTGTGGTTTTATGCTTATGTACTACCTACAGAACTAACAGCTTACAGTGACGAAACAGTTTTCCCAAATACTTACAAGCCTGTGCTACTTAACAGAGCTAGATATTATATTTACCAATTTAAAGAAAGCCCACAGTTTTCAGCTTTTGCATTAGAAGATTACAAGCGTGGCTTACGTCTGATGAAAAGTAACTTGATGACACCTAATCCCGGTATTCTTACCGATGATCGTATGAGGTTTGTTTAATGTCACAGCCGTTTGGTCTATCAGCTAAAGGTGGTCTATACACAAGCCTTAACCAGCTTGAGATGCTCCAGCAGCCCGGTATTGCTTCTAAGCTTATAAACTTTGAAGTAGATATTAACGGCGGCTACAGGCGTGTCAATGGTTTTAATCTTTTTGGTGGAACCAGTGCTGTTCGTCCTTCTGGAGATACAAAAATACTAGGTATTAGAGGCTATGCTGATGGTGTAGTTGTTTGTGCTAATACTGGTATATTTTTTAGTCAGGACGGCACTTCATGGATTTCTATATCTAAGTCTAGCGTACACAGCAGTGGTGATAACTATTCTACATTTACTGGGCGTACAGATTTAGCACGTACTAACCAAGGTCAAACTAGCTTTGCATTCTTTGAAGGGCTTTCAGACTATGGTGAAATTATTATATGCGATGGAGTAAACAAGCCTTACTTTTTTAGGATGGAAGGTACTGGTGCTTTAACTTCTCGTACTTTCTTTGCAGGTGAAATTACTGTTGATGGTACAGTTGCTCCAGCAGTAGGTACTATACATGACAAGCACTTAGTAGTTGCTGGTGCAGGCGCTACTTCTAACACAATCTACTACAGTCATACAAATGACCCTGATAACTTTTCAGGAACTGGTGCAGGTTCTATTGTACTTGAAGACCAAGTAGTAGGACTAGCTAGTTTCCGTAGTGACTTAATTATCTTTTGTCGTAATAGTATCTTTAAACTTTTAAACATCAATGATTCTAATAATATTGTTGTGCAGCCAATTACAAAGAACGTAGGTTGTTTAAGTGCTGGCAGTATTCAAGAAATTGCAGGTGACTTGTTGTTCCTAAGTCCTGATGGTCTAAGAACTGTTGCAGGTACAGCACGTATCGGTGACGTAGAGTTAGGCGCAGTAAGTAGACCTATTCAATCTATTATTCAAAATATTGCAGAGAATGTTGATAACTTAACTATCTCTAGTGCTGTGTTAAGAGATAATTCTCAGTACAGATTATTTTATAATTCTGAGGGTACAGCTAATGCTTCAGCTAAAGGCATTATAGCCACACTAACAAATGAAGGCTTTCAGTACTCAGAGCTTCAAGGGATTAAAGCTACGGCTATTACTTCAAACTTTGGAGCAGATGGTGTTGAAAGAACATGGCATGGAGATACTAATGGTTATATTTATAATCATAACATAGGTGACTCTTATGACTATGGTGGCGCTGCGTCTAATATAACAGCATCTTATCAGACACCTAACTTAGACTTTGGTGATGTAGGTACTAAAAAGACTATGCGCTATGTCAGGGTTTCAGTAAGCCCTGAAGGTGGTATTCAACCTACATTACGTGTGCGTTATGATTATGAAGATCCTTTAATAGCACAACCTCTAGATTATATTTTAGATAGCATACCTCTTCCTAGTATATTTGGATCAGGTATATTTGGTACTAATGTATTTGGAGCTACTCCTGATCCTCTAGTACGTCAAGCAATTCAAGGGAGTGGTCATACTGTAAGCTTTATTATAACAAGCTCAGACACTAACTCACCTTATACTATTAATGGTCTATATGTAGACTACACCCCTTCAGGTAGGAGATAATAAATGGCTCAGAGCTATACAAGACAAAGTACATTTTCTGATGGGGATACTATCACAGCATCTTTGTTTAATAATGAATACAATCAACTTTTAAACTCTTTCAGTTACTCAGC